CATTATCACTTTGGCATGGAGTCAATGCTCAAATGAAATTATGGAAGAGTAATCAACCATTGTATCAATCAATCTGGAGAAATACTATGTATCAATCAATATGTAAGTCAATATGTATTGAATTACCATATACATTAGATACTGCAGATAAGTCAAAGAAATCAACTTTTGACCATGTATACTCACCAGGTCCACACTCAGATATAATTGTTGAATACTCAGATGAGTTCTTATCAGGAGAGTTCAATAGAGATTGTCTCTTTGTTGCATGGTTTCATTTTATGTGTCATGGTATTAAAGTATCAGATAAGATTAATACTCAATTAAGAGGCATGAACGGTAAAATCTTACAGAAAAATAAGTATAATCAAGTTTTAACAGAGAATCCAGATTGGTCTTTCATTGAGAAATTTGAAAATGCTGGAATGGATATACATGATTCAGACCCTATTTTCTATACAGACACTTACACGGAGTATGAGTCAAGGTCAATAAAATCATAAATAGATATGTACATTATGTATTTAGTATTATGGCAAAGAATTTAAAAAGCGAAGAAGTAATCAATATGATATCAAAGAAGATAGCTTTGAAGAAAGAACTTCGCACAGCAAAACAAGACTCGGATGAAATCAAATCTAAAGAAATTAATCAAAAAATTTCTAAAATAGAGACTAAATTGCACTCCACTCCGCTTTCTAAAACCTAAATACTTGTATAAAAACCTAGTTAGAGGATTCAAATGGGCGTATATCAAGACGAAATAGACAATAATATTCAACCTGCTATTGACAAAAAGGCTGCTGAGTTGGCGAAAGTCAATGAGAGACTAGCATTTTTTGAAGGATTAGCTGCAGATGTGACTGTAGACCAGTTTCATACAGCTGCCTTGGCATCTTCAAGTGAGGAAGTCAGAAGTATGGGTGTTGATGGTGATAGAAGTGGTATTACTGATGCACAAATTAGAACTGAAGTTGCAGGACTAATAGATGTTTGTAAAGTTATGAATGGTACACACGCATCACATACCTCATTTAAAGAACACACTGTTAAAGGTGATGATAGTTCAAAGAAATGGGTTACTACTAGTTTACAAGCAGAATTAGATGCATTAAACAGTAAGAAAACTTCATGGGCTGCTAAAGAAGTAGATGCAACAGATTTAACATCATATGATGTTGTTGCACAACCAGTAGACTAACACAACTTCCAAAACACATAAATAGTAGACAAACACATTAAAAAGGTGTATAATCTACTATTATGGGCGCAAAAAATCTACATTTAGAACACTTAGAAGACGAGATTATCAATCAAGGTATTGATGGTGGTCGTGGTGCGATAAACTTTCTACAAGGTTTAAGAGACATGTTGAAAGGAAATTCTAATAGTTCTGTAAACATGACTGTTAAATGGGATGGGGCACCTGCAATCTTTTGTGGAAAACATCCAGAGACAGGTCAATTCTTCGTTGCAAAGAAATCACTATTCAACAAAACACCATTGTTCTATACTTCAGAACAAGAAATTAACGATGCATCTGAACTCTCAGGTCAATTAAAAGAAAAGTTTCTAACATCATTTAAATATCTATCTAAGTTATCTTGGAATACAATCATGCAAGGTGATTTGATGTACACCAACGATAAGAAAATGACTAAGATAGATGGTAAATCATTCATCACATTCCAACCAAATACAATTATGTATGCAGTAGATATAAACTCTAAGTTAGGTAAAACCATTGCAAGTTCTAAAATGGGAATTGTATTTCATACCACATACACTGGTTCTACAATCGAAGATTTAGGTGCCAGTTTTGGTGCAAATACATCAAGTCTAGGCAATTCATCAGATGTATGGGTAGATGATGCAACATATAAAGATGTGTCTGGAAACTCCACAATGACTGCAAAAGAAACACTTAAACTTACACAGGTCTTATCAGGAGTTGGTAAATCATTTCATGGTATCACTAAGAAAGACTTACAGAAGTTCATGGAAATACAGTCAACAATAAATCAAAAGGGTGCAGGTGCATCTTACAAGACATACTGTAATGCACAAATCAGAGGTGGGTCTTTTAAACCAACATATGCAGGATATATGAAACACTTTGAGAACTATTGGAGAGATAAAGTAGTTGGAAAAGTTAAAATGGAAAAGACTAAAGAGATTAAGAGAGAGATTGGTGAACAATTGTATAACGAACTTCGTGCATTGAACAAGTTCATTACCAATCTAACTAAGTTTATGGAAGGTCTTGTTATTGCAAAACAGATAATCATTGTTGCCCTAAATAGAGTAAAGAGTATAGGAACTTTCAAAAAGACTGCAACAGGTTTTGAAGTTGTAAATCCTGAAGGTTATGTTGCAATAGATAAAACAGGAAGTGCAGTCAAATTAGTAGATAGAATGGAGTTTGCATACAATAACTTCACTGCACAAAAGAATTGGGATAAGTAATGGGCAAATTAAAATCATTCGGAACTTTCGCACTACCAGATTATCCTGCTCAAACAGATATAGAGTTTAAAGAGGATGATTGGGTTGTTGGTGACACACCTAAACCTTATCACTATGACACAAGTAAAAGTGGTGTTGAGAATATGAAAATACTAGCAGGTTTAGTTAAGAAAGATAGAGAAGATATGTCATGAAAAAATTAAGTTCATTTTTAAAAGAAGGAAAAGATAAAGGTGTAGTGTTCACCTTTGGTCGTTTCAATCCACCAACTACAGGTCATGCAAAGTTAGTAGACAAACTCAAAAAAGAATCAAGTGGTGGATATCAAGTCATGTTATTCACATCACATTCAAATGACCCTAAGAAAAATCCATTATCACATAAAGACAAGATTAAGTATCTTCAAAAATTCTTTGGTAGAATAGTTGCAAATGTCGCTGCAAGAACTGTATTTGATATATGTAATGAACTACAGAAACAAAATTACAACAGAGTAAAAATGGTCGTTGGTTCAGATAGAGTCAAAGAGTTTGAGATGTTGTTAAAGAAATACAATGGTGTCAAAGCAAGACATGGATATTATAAGTTCGATGATATACAAATAGTATCTGCAGGAGAAAGAGACCCAGATGCCGATGATGTTTCAGGAATGAGTGCATCAAAACTCCGTGCATTGGCAGAACAAGGTGATTTCGAAGCATTCTCTAAAGGAGTTCCCACAAGAAACAAAAAAGATATAGAGAATCTATACAAAGATATTCGTAAAGGTATGGGTATTGTTGAGTCAACACTACCAGACTATATGATAGAAGACTTAATAGATGAGGGAGTCTATGACCCAGGAACATTTAAAGCAGTGTTCTTAATGGGAGGTCCTGGTTCAGGTAAATCTACTGTTGTTAAGAAACTAGGTCTAAAAGCACTAGGATTAAAACTTGTCAATACAGATAATGCTTTTGAGGCAGGTCTAAAGAAGGCAGGATTATCCCTAGATTTAAGAAAAATTGATTCAAATGTCAGAGATGGCATCCGTGCCAAGGCAAAAAAGATTACAGGTAATGCAATGGATAGATATATTGAAGGTAGACTTGGTCTTATCTTTGACACTACCAGTGCTAAAGCATCTAAAATTGTAAACTATAAGAAGATGTTAGATGAATTAGGTTATGAGTACAAGATGATATATGTAAGTGCATCATTAGATAATGCACAAAAACGAAACGAAAAGAGGGCAAGAAAATTACCACCTGAAATAGTAAAAGGTGATTGGGATGCAGCTCAAAAGAACTCAAATCAATTCAAAGGTATCTTCAAGAAGGATTTTATAGAAATCACAAATGACGATGATATAAAAACCCTAGATGGAAAGGCCTCAAAACTATACAGTTATCTACAAGGTTGGTCATCTAAGTTTCCTGGTAATAAGAAGGCAACTTCTTGGAAAGAATACGAATTATTACTGAAGAAAAAAGGATAAATAGTTATTATGGATATATTAGACCAAAATATCGCAGAGGCAAAGAAAGTAGCACAAGATAAAGATGTGAAAACTCGTGACGGAACTCAACCTAAGAAATACTTCGATAAGAAAGGTGATGATAAACTTGCAAAGTCTACTAAACAAGATAGAGCAAGACACTTCGAAAAGGGTGCAAAGAAAGACGATGATGATTCTAGTGCATATGAACCTGCTCCAGGTGATGCACAAGCAAAAACAAAACCCTCAAAACACACAAAGAAATTCAAAAAAATGTTTGGTGAAGATGCAGTTGCCGCTGCAAGACTGAAAGCAAACCAAGCAGACGAACAAGATAGACAAAAAGACAAACACGAAAGAGAAGTCGAAAAGTTAAAACAGAAACACGAAAAAGAAAACGAAAAACAGAAGGCAGAAGACGAGAAAGAAAAAGAA